CTTTTAGAAACTGATACCAAGAACTTAACTCTAAGAGATTCTCAAACTCAATTAGATAGATTTAAATGTGGTTTTCTTGTAGATAATTTTAGATCAATAACTTCCGGATCTTTGGGAGATCCCCAACACAAGTGTAGTATTGATACTAAAGAAGGATTACTTAGACCTCAACATTACGCAACCTCAATAGATCTTCTTTTGGGTTCCGAGTCTGTAGCGGGCCTCTCAAATCTTTCAAATCCAGATGCAGATCTAAGATTTGTAAAAGATTTAGGAAATCCAAATACAGTTAAAGTTGGTGATGTCGTTTGTTTAAAATATAGTGATGAAGTATTTCTAAAAAATACTTTTGCAACTAGAGTTGAAAATGTAAATCCATTTAATGTTGTCAACTGGATTGGATCTATAGAATTAAATCCAACCACTGATACTTGGGTTGAAACCAGAGGATCGAAAAGAATTATAGATCAAGAAGGAAATTATGAGTCCACACTGAAACAATTGGGTGCTGATACTAATACTGGACTATCTCCGATAGATTGGGATTCTTGGGAAACTACTTGGACTGGTACACGAGAAATTTCTAGAGAAAACGTACATACCATATTCCAAGGAAGCACTTTCCTTGGTTCAAGTTGGAGCGGCAATACAGAAACAACGACTTTCAGGGATCAATTTTTAACATTTGCAAACACTACCACCCTTACTACTACACAACAGTCTAGACAAGGTATTCAATACAAGGTTGGCGAAAGAATTGATTCTGTTAACTTAGGAACTTCTGTAGTATCTACAGATATTATTCATGTAATGAGATCTAGAAATATTGAGTTCATAGCAAAAAGATTAAAACCAAAAACAAGAGTATATCCGTTCTTTGATAACGTTGATATGAACAAATATATTGTTCCAAAACTTATTGAAATTCAAATGGAAAGTGGTACTTTCACTGTTGGAGAAACAGTTGTTGGTACAGTAGGAACAACTTCAATTAGATTTAGATTAGCAACTGCTAATCATAAGTATGGACCATACAATCAACCTGAACAAGTTTATACTGATAATCCATATTCACCTACTCAATTAATACCCATATCCTATTCAACAACTTCAACTATATTGAATATTGATACGGCTTCTCTAGAATTACAATCTGCTTCGGGATTTTATGGACATATTGTTCAAAATATGCAATTAAAAGGTGAAGTTTCTAAAGCAGTTGCAAAAATAACTGATGTCAGATTAGTCACCGATACTTCGGGTACGGTAATTGGATCATTATTTATTCCAGATTCTAGATTGCAATCTGCTCCATCATTTGAAACAGGAACAAAAACCTTTACTCTTACGACTAGCCCAACTAATACGGTAATTGTTGGTGCTACAGACAGTATAGCTGATGTTAAATTTAGATCTTCAGGAACTATAAACAATACTGAAGAGGTCACTTTAAGAACAAGAAATGCAAATGTTGAAAGAACTAGTAGAACTGAAGAAAGAACTTTAACTTCCCAAGAAACAACCCTCACTGCAGGAACTACCTTTATAAACCGTAGTGTAGTTCAAACGAGATGGGTTGACCCAATTGCACAATCTTTTGAAGTTCCCGAAGAAACTGGAATTTTTATTACAAAGTGTGATTTATTCTTTAAAACCAAAGATACTAACAATTTGCCAATTACTATGCAAATCAGAACTATGCAAACTGGTTTGCCTACAACAACAATTATTCCTTTTGGTGAAGTTGTTTTAGATCCAAGTCAAGTTAATATATCTGAAGATGGTAGGACTCCAACAACATTTACTTTCCCATCTCCTGTTTATCTTGAAAGTGGAAATGATTATTGTGTGGTATTACTTTCAGTATCAAATGAATATACGGTATGGATTTCTAGAATGGGTGAGGAAGATGTAACAACATTAAATTTACCAGAGTCACAAAAAATAGTTGTATCGCAACAACCTTTATTGGGATCATTGTTTAAGTCTCAGAATGGAGCTACATGGGATCCTAGTCAATTAGAAGATTTGAAACTTACTCTTTATAGAGCAAAATTTGTTACCGGATCTTCTACGGTTAGATTCTATAATCCAAAATTAGATATTGGTAATAAACAGATTGTAACTTTAAGACCTAACCCATTAGATTGTATTTCCAAATCAACCTTAATTGGATTAGGAAAAAGTTTGACCTCTGCTGAGGTTACTGGTTTAACCCCTGGAAGTCCAATATTACAGAGTAATAATTTAACTTTTAGATCCAATTTAAAGAGTATAGTTGGTTCTGTAGGAATTGGAAGCACACTAGTAATAACTTCAGCTGGAACAGCATTTACATCTACATTTAAAACTTATTCCAATATAAACCTAGTTTCTATAACCGGTTCTGGTTTTGGTGCTAAGGTAAATCTAAGTGTTCAAAATGGAGTTGCTATTGCAGCAACCGTTTCTATTGGAGGAACTGGATATGCTTATGGTGATTCATTAGAAATTAATTATTCCGAAACAGATGGACTTGGTACTAATTTAATTCTTACTATTCCTAATAATGTAGGTATAATTTCTTCCTTTAATTCTCTATTAGTAGATAGAGTACAAGGAACTTTGAATCAAAATACTGTAGATAGTTTATATTATGTTGGTTCTTCTGGAACTTCCCTTCTTTCCAATGCAACAGTAAATACCATAACTGATTTGACTGATGGATTACATTTCAAAGTTAGTCATAATAATCATGGAATGTACTCTTTAGCTGATAAAGTCACACTTTCCGGAATTCAACCTGACCAAAAACCAGAAACATTAAAGGCACTATATGATTCAACTTCTACAAGTAACATTTCAGTAAGTTCTGTTGGAATATTTACGAGTTTTGAAAATGTTCCCGTTTCCTCCGTAAATCCTGGATATATTTTAATTGATAATGAGGTTATTAGATACACTGGAGTAGTTACTTCTACTAATAGTTTAATTGGAATTGCCAGAAATATTGATGACACAATTTCCGGATCATATGATGTTGAGTTTCCAATCTTTAAATATGAATTAAATGGAGTTTCTTTAAGGAGAATAAACAAAACTCATAATTTATCTGATACTAACTTGGTAACTTATCCAACTGATTTGGATTACTATTATGTTAAAGTTGGAATGAGTAGTAGAGGTATCGATAGGGCACCAGGAAATGTTCTTGGGTATCCTGCTCTATATTTTAATGATGATAAGTCTTGTGGATCATACGATATTGTTCCACTATTGGGATCACCAAAAGGACCTAAAGCGACTCAGAATATACCATTTAATATCATTAGACCAAATATTCAAACATTGTTGCCTCAAAAAACATCTATATCTGCAAAGGCAAGAACATTCAGCGGTTCTACTCCAGATAGTAATTTAACTGCATTCTTAGATCAAGGATTTGTTGACGTGTCTTTAAATTCAAATAACGAATTTAGTTCTCCAAGAGTTATTTGCTCCCAAATTAATGAAGAAACATACTTATCGAGTTTCCCTGGTAAAAAATCATTTACTATGGAATTAACATTGACAACTCAAGATGAAAAAGTTTCTCCAATGATTGACTTGGATAGAGTAAATCTGGTTACTATTGCAAATAGAATTAATTCCAAAGTTGCGGATTATGCCGATGATTCAAGAGTAAATTCTTTAACTGACGACCCAACAGCAGCTAGTTATCTAAGTAATATTGTTATTTTGGATAAGGCTGCTGATAATCTAAAAGTTTTCTTTGATGCCTTCAGACATTCAACAAATGATATTAGAGTATGTTACAGAATCTTTAGGTCGGATTCTCCTGCAGAATCTCAACTTTGGCAGTTGTTCCCAGGATATGATAATTTAGATGCAAATCTACAAGTTATTAATTCCGCTAAAAATAGTGGAAGACCTGATAAAAATGTAGTAAGTTCAAAATCTGAAAATAATTTCAATTCTTATGAATTTACTGCTTCCAATTTACCACAGTTTAATGGATTCCAAATAAAGATTTTAATGTCAGGAACTAATTCATCATTTGTTCCAAAAATTAGAGATTTTAGAGTTATTGCAACTATTTAAAATTATGTTAATACCTGTAGAAGGAAATATTGGGTTATTCAGGGATGAAAACTCTAGCGCTATCTTAAATTGTTCTGATTCTGATTATGAAAGATATTTGGAATTGAAAACTGAAAAAATAAAAGAAATTAATAGATTAAATGAACTTAATAATAAGGTCAATGAAATAGATAAATTAAAGACAGATGTGAGTGAAATGAAAGATATGATGAAATTGATTTTGTCTAAATTAAACTCCTAATCATAAATACTTAAAAACGGATTCTAATAATGGCGGCAAGGAATGTAAACTTAGTTCTTGAACAAGGGGTTGACTTTCAAGCCACCTTTACAATCAGGAATACTAATAACGCACCATTAAATTTAACTGGGTATACGGGTATTTCTTCAATTAGGAAACATCCAACATCTTCGACAACATACCCATTAACACTAACTTTTCCCGATAGAATAAATGGAAAAATTGCAGTTTCTATGGGATATACTGCAACTGACGCGATTGAAGGTGGTCGTTATGTTTATGATGTTATTCTTATTTCTCCTAATTCTTACAGAACCCGAGCTGTTCAAGGAAATGTTCTGGTAACTCCAGGAGTATCTTAATGACTGATTACTTAGTAACGTTAAATGAACCAGGCCCATATAGAATTGGTGTTGACTATGAAATTCCTACCAAATCAATTCAATACGGAAATGTAATTCTCGATAATATAAATTCACAATTTACTGGAATAGCTCACACTTTTGGATTAGCTGCAACTGGAACTGCATATGTTCCAATCAATGATCAGCAATTGATTGTTGTGAAAAATAATCTTGTAATGGAACCTATTGAAGATTATACAACTTCCACTAACAATATAATATTTACTGTAGCTCCAAATCCCGGAGATGATATTTTTATCATTGCTCTTGCGACAACAGCTGATTTAACAAGAACAATTAATTATGTTGTAGACAGTGGATCAATTGCAATGTTAGCTGGAAATAAAGGATCAGTGACCTTAGATGTAAGTGGGGTTTTGGAGTCATTAACTATATTATCAGATCAACAAGGAGATTTGACATTAGATATTAAAAAATCAACTTATTCAACATTCCCAACTTTTACGTCAATTGTTGGTGGCACTTATCCCCAAATGACAAATTCCAGAAAAGTTAGAGATGACGTACTAAATAATTGGGATACATCTATTGTTGCAGGAAACATTTTAACTTTTGACGTGATTGCGGTAAACAATATAAATCGTTTTCTAATCTCTTTAAAATTAAAATTATAAATAAAGATAGTTATCAAACGTCACTAAGTTGTACGGAGTTGTTTAAATGGCACTTTTAGTTCCCAATATTGGAGAAATTGAATCACTAAGGTATTTGATTGCTCAGAATAATCATACCGCTTCTTTGGCTGACCAATCTCCTAGAAATCTTGTTCTAAAACTCTTCACTAGTAATACGACTCCAGCGGAATCAGATGTTCCATCTCCAACCGCTTATTATGAACCATATGGAGTTGGTAATACTAACGCTTATGGATTTGCACCAAGCACTGGTTATCCATATTGTGTAAATAATAGATCCGATCAAACCTATACCTCACAAACAGGTATTCTTCTTAATGGTTCACGTTGGAGAATTAATAATGTAGGTTCTGGTACAACTGCTACTTATCCAGAACAAACCTTCACATTTACTGGAGATGCAGGTGATGTTTACGGTTATTATGTAACTCGTGCAAACAACATGCCTGTTTCAGTTCAGGGTGTTAGACATTTTGCAAATGTGGGCGTTGGAACCACTGTATCTAAAGGTGATAACACTGATCCAGTAATTGGAGTTGTAGGAAATCAGTATATTACAATTGACCCAGACCAAAGTGTAGATGATTTAACACTTGGAATGGTAGTCGGTGGTAATTCCGGAATTCAAACTGGAACAATTGTAATTGGTATTGATAGAGCTTTAAAAGTTGTTTATCTAGATAAAGCACTCATTGATAATATTCAGGTTGCAACTGACCCAAGTGTAACATTCAGTTATGGAAAGATTGTAGCTACTGGCCACCAACTTGTAGCCGGAGATGTTCTCTACATTGCTGCTGGTACAGGAAATACTACTCTAAGTTCAGGGACATATACTGTATTCAGTGTTCCTAATGCGAATGAATTCTACACTTCACCAGCTCTCACTCCAACATCAAATGTAACTGTTGGTTTGAACACTGCAACACTTTATAGTTCAATTATGTATGCTGAAAGATTTACGAATGGTCCTTACAGCATTCAAAATAACGGAGACCAAATTAAGATTACTCTAAACGTTGCTCTTGATTGATATCTAAATAAATATATTATTGATTTTTTGGGGATTGTTTACAACACAGTCCCCTTTTCTATTAGTAGGTCACACTGTCGTGGGCAGATGAATATTTACGAGTATAATTCATCTACTATTAATCATTACTCCATAGAAGATTTTGAAAATTTCTCTTCTATGGAGATAGATGA